CTACGATAACCGCGCATTCAACATGGCTATCTGTTCGTCGTTCATGTCATCAATCCACATACCGTAAATTTCATACACCATCTGCGCAGTTTCATGCCCCATTTGGCTGGCTATAAATGCCGGGTTCGCTCCTGCCGTCAACAGCCAGCAGGCAAAAGTATGCCGCGTATGGTACGGATTACGGCGGCGAATACCAGCACGTTTTACTGCTGCATTCCACCTTGCCCCCAAACTGCTTACCGAGTAATAAGGTTTTTGTTTTCCGTTACACACCCTGGGCATGAAAACAAAATGCAGTTTTTGCTTTTCGGTTCTGCCGTACTCCCGATGATAAAAGGTGATTTCGCTTTTGCGATGATGCCCGGTCAGTTTGTATTGCTCCTTCAGTGCTTCAAGAGCAGGCTGCAGTAGTGTTACTGTTCGGATCCCGGCATTTGTTTTTGGGGGACCGAACATATCAAGTATCGTCAGGTTTCTTCTGACATTCACTATTCCCTTTTCGAGATCCACATCCTCCCACGCCAGAGCTGCCAGTTCCCCGTGACGAAGTCCTGAGTAAACGGCAAATTTCCACAAGTTCTGGCTCTGTCCTTTTTCACTTTCCATTAATGCATTGAATTCTGTTTTAGATAACGGATCAGGCTTTATTCTGTTTCGCTGTAATTTTTTTACTCCTTCAAATGGTTTAGTTGATATAAATCCCGACTGATACGCAAAACGCAACAGCGAACAGAGCAGGGCGATATAGTTATCAACTGTGCGCACGGTTCTTCCTTTTTTGTTGGATCTTGGATTATCCAGGTAAAGCGTTTCTCCATGCAGCAGTTCATTCCGGTAGTTTAAGATATCGCTATAACGAATATGTGATATCGGGGTACTTTCACAAATTATTATTCTGAGTGTTTTTAATTGTGATTTCGTTTTCTTCATTGTGTTTGTTGTTAACTCTGTCTCTTTAATTTTTGTCCAGATATCACAAAGCTCTCCGAACGTTTTTATGACTCTCGTTGTCACCATTTTTGCCCCAGTGCTGGACTGGGGAAAACGTCTTAAATACTCAAATTCACCGGAGTTTATTTCATGAACTATCAGCGATCTTAAATTTCCGGCCTTTTTAATATTACTGTTTGTAATCTCCCAGCCTTTTAATGTTTCCCGACATCGTTTTCCTCGAAACATGAACCAGATGCGAATGTATCTACCTCTAATCTCGACACCTGTTGGTAATTTAGACATATCATGAGTCTTTGATAAACTGATTTATCTTTGGATAGTTGTACCAGATAATCCCTCGTTTGCTGTCTGGCTTACCTAAAGGAGATACTCGTTTGAAGTGGAAGCCCTCCACCCAACAGTTCTGGCGGTATGCTTCAATTTGTCTGGCCCCCAGACCAGTGCGAAGCATCAGGCCGTATTCAACCATCCACTCTTCATTAAAGATTACTTGTGCCATCGCATCACCTCTGGCAGGCGCCAATGTTAGACTGAAATTGACGCCCGATGTTGATTATTAATAATCAGCTATGAAGTTTTAATTTGAATACAATGCAATTCTCGAGGACTGAAGTTTCTCGCAATTAAAATTTATCAGTTTTACTTTCTGCTCTCTGGAAACGCCTGCTTCTTTTTTACCTGAGAGCATTTTTTCGCATTCTGATTTCGTTAGTTTAGATTTTGAATATCTTGTCCAGTTAGTAGGAGTGCCACCTTCCTTTTCAATAGTGGCGGTAATTTTATACATGAACACCTCCATTATTATTTCCAGTGGTTCGTTTATTCCATCTTTCGAGTGCTTCTTTTTCACTTCCACCATAACCGGTTCGGGATTCGCATCCGTTACACTTCGCTCGGTAATATCCTGAAATGGCTTTCACCGTTACTGATGGACAACCACAAAAAGGGCATGGTTTGACTTTTTCATACCGCATTGTCTTTTCTCTCATATAATAAAATTTTGTGATGGCGGTGAGGCTACACCGCCAAAGTCAATATCAGGAGCCGATATATTCTGGTTTCATATCTGTCAGTGTCGTTTTATACGCCTCATATAATTCACCCAGATGTGGCCGGGCAGCATTCAGCGTATTTTCCAGAGCAGTAAATTTTTGTTCTGCTTCTGGATCACCTGATGAAGGAAGGTCATTTATCATCTTCTCGATACTGGCAATAGCATTGAGACGGTGATGACGCCGAACCACTTTTCCTTTAAGCTCGGCAAAGAATTCGCCGATCTGGTTTTTCTGATCCTCTATCTCTTGGCGTAATGCAGTGGTTTCCTCAGTCGTGGCCGCGCTTTCGACACGCTGCCGGAATTCATCAATCCACGCTTCGTCAATACGCTGTTCGATGGTTTCTGTTCGCTGCTCGCTTACCTCGCTATAATTCTGTACCGGCACAGGATTGATGATTTTTTCCTGTGGCTCTTCCAGTTCGTCCGGGGTATACACGCCCAGGATGACGTCAGGACAATAAAGGCGAGCCCAGTATTTCAACGCCAGATAGGCGAGCTGTTGTTTCGGGTTTGAGGTCCATAAAGGAGAATTACGCGTAATCACGCTGGAAAGAAACACCGGTTCTCCCCAGGTAATCTCACTTTCACCGCGAAGAACTGCACCAACTCGAACTGAGAGACCATACTCATCTTCACTGGTCCAACATGGGATCGTTTCTTTTTTCTCATAGATTCCGCCTCCTTTGGCCGTTTTCTTAACGGTCTCCACTCGGGTGCGAGAGCATTTCTCCCAGTCTCCCTCGTACTTGTAATGGAAGCGGCCTACAATTGCACTTGAGCTAGAGATCACAGCGTTAACCAGTTGTGCTTCATAACCCAGAACTCCGTTTACCAGGTGTGTTTTCTGAGCCACAGCGTAGGGGTTCATGCCCCATTGCATGGCTTGCATGATGATTGCCATGCAATCGGCAGGATTTCCGCGAAGGTGATCGGGAACTGTGACGGTGGCCTGTGACATCAACCCGGCTACTGCCTGAAGTTGCGTCAACGCCTGAACGTTAAAAATAGTGTTACTGGCAGAAATGGTATTTGGTGTCTGCTCTGTCGTGATGATATTGGTATTTTGCATGGTCAGGTTCTCCATTAAGCCAGATGCAGTGCTTCAAGACGACGAAGATCAAAGTCGTTTAATTCGTCGGTATAACTTTCGGTAATCGGTGCTGGCCAGTTGTTTGTCTCTAGGGCTTCGTTTATCTGGCGTAGCGTCCGGCGATACTCCTGTCGACCAAGTTCCAGGAGTTCCTGCGAGGCTTCCACGACAGCCACCCAGTGATAGCCAGCATCTTTGTTGACGAAGATCCAGAAAAATTTGTCCAGGTTTGCCACATCGCAATACATTGCGGCGCTGAGGTGATAATCACGCTCAATAATTTCACGGTGCAGGCGATCTTTAAGTCGTTCCTGCCGCACATAACCGAGGCTGACTGACTTCACGTCAGCGCAAATGCTTTCGTATGGCAGCCGGATTTCGATATCAGGACGGACCCTGATTTCCAGCCCGGTTTCTTCATCAAACCCGAAATAGCTGATTTCAGATTTGCGATCCGGGTGGTTGAGTAGCCTTGCTGCATCGGTATTGTTTTGCAGTGCCGCGTGAATATTTTTTGCCTGTTCATACATATCCAGACTGATAAACGTTTTCCCGGCGTTTTCTTCTTGCTGGCGTTTTTGCCAGTCCTCCAGTGTCACCAGTTCCGGGCGAATTTTCCGTGCGATTTCGGTTAATTGCTCTTTTGTGCCACTGATGTTGTAAGGCAAAGATTTAGCACGTTCTTTTTTTGCCAGTTCTGGGTCTACAGTTTCAATTTGATCCAGAAGCTGCTCCCGTGCTCCACTGGTTTTCAACAGAGGAGGGAGGCTTGCGTTGTATTCTTTAATACAGGCTTTCATTGCTGATGCTGTATGTTTTTCCCCCTCAGGAATACGCCGAAATTCCACCGGAAGCGAACCGTAAAGGATGCCTGTTTCTTCGCCCCCAGCACTTACAGACAGTGGCTGTATAAGAGTGCTGTTGTAGCTTTCGATCCACTCTTTCATCTGCTCTGGTGTCATCAGTGCTGGCAGACTGGCATTGTGTTTTTTAATGATGGCGATCAGTTCGTTAGAAGTAGTAACCACATATTCAGGAACCGGTACCGGAATGACATATTCATCAGCGAATTTATCCGTTTCCAGAACATAACTGTGAATGATCCGCCCACGCAGCAGTGCATCACTTTCCTCGTTCGGAATAGTTCCGGCAATGTGCCGCCCGTGGTAATACATCAGGCTGATACGGGCATCCTTCAGCATCGTGCTGCTTATTCCGTTGGCGGAGTGATAAACCTCGTTCGGGAGGTTTTCATAGCGGCCTGGCTCGAAATATGACGGCCACATGATTTCAGTTGCTACAGGAGCTGACGCTTCACCAGTTTCATCACTGTAATCGTGATGCGGATGGTTGCCAGCGTTCTCCTTGTGCGGATGTTCAGCGCCTTCCATTTCCTCCGGATCATTTTCCTTAGCTTCAACCTGATTCTCTTCATCGAATGTTTCCTGGTATGTTGCGTCGCCCATTACCGCACCACAGTCAGGGCAGTTATCCCCGTCAGTCTGACCGCAGGCGGCGCAGACTTTTTCCGGTTCCTGTTGCGCTTCTGGTTCATTTTGTCGCGCATTTGGGCTGTTTTGTTCCGCTTTTTGGTCGTTCCGTTCCGATTCATGCTGGTTCTGGTTCACAGAATCGCGAGTCTGGATCCCCTTGACCCATTTCGGATCATTAGGGTCGCTAATCCCCTCAACAAATTCACCACGCGATACAGCAAGTAACTTATCGGCGTCAGGCTGGCTGATATTGGCTGCCTGCATAATTTTGTTTACTTCGTCAGCGGTGACTTTTACTTGGTTAGCGGAACTCACCTGCGACTGAGCATCCAGCGACTGCGCGTTCTGGCCATGTTCAGTTGTATCCGGTTCCATTGTTTCAGTTGTTGCCTGTTCACCTGCCATTGCGTCAGATGGTTGTGGTTTTTCTTCTTCTGTTTCACGCTCAGTAACCACCTCGCGGTTAATTTCTTCCAGGATATCTTTTTCCGGCGTATGCCGGGCAGCTGTGAGAGTTTCCTTGCTGGGGTTCTCGTGATCAGTTTCCGTCAAATAGGCGTTGATATACCCCTGAAGGCGTCCCGGGTAGTGATAAAATTCAGGGTGTGCGCTTCGGATAAGTGCAAAAATAGCGGCGCGGGAATAGTCCAGAATACCCGGGGTTGCACGAAGTGCTGCGGACCATTCTTTGAACGGACTTTCTTTGTTCAGGACTACTTCTTTTGCGCGACGATAAACGCTGCCCGGAATTTCATAAATATTAAAATCCATCGGAAGTGTGGCTGCTGCAATCTCCACATCCAGTGTGTCGAGGGTGTGTACTAAATTCGGATTGCGATCGGTTTTGTTCCCACCGCCAGCATTAGCACCGGAAGCCGTGCGGGTGATGCGTGAAACACGATTTCCTTTCATCCACTCTTTTGTCAGCAGGCCGCGATCGGTGTAGTCAGCGTCCAGGTATGCTTCGAAAAAAGCAGTTATCAGTCCCAGGTTTGAATTACCAGGATTAGGGAAAACTTTGTCAGTGTCACGAACCAGTTTGTGGAGTTCGCGAATTTCCAGCGGGTCGAGCAGGCTGGTTTTGTGGGAAACAGCCAGGGCAGTAACAGCCGGTAGTTCTTCAGCCCGAGCAATGTGTAATGCCTGGAGTCCGTCGCGTGAAACGTGCGTTACCGGTTTTTCGCTGCCGTGTTGAGCAAGCCAGCGAATGGGCAGCTCCTGACCGGAAATCGGGAGTAGCATATTCTCCTCAATCTCCGTCATGTCTTCGCCATTAACATTGGTATTGTCAGTGCTGGCTGGTTTGTCCTGCGCAGAGGATGAGGGCGCGATAAATACCATTGTGATGCCATCTTCCCCGCCTTTTTCGTAACGGTTGCAGAATTCCGTATCAAATACGCCTTCTGGTGGAAGGTCATCAACAACGGGCAAATTGACGCGAACAGGTTTTTTAAAGTCATCTTCATCGTAGCCAGCATCGTCAATCGCAACAGCACCACGGGAGATGGCAATGGATAATTTTTTCGCTTCAGCCCAGTAGAAACCGCCTTTAATACCGAGACGTTTTCTTACTTTGTCATTTTTTGCTTCGTAATACAGTGGGTAAACTTGTTTATCGGTGCTCATTGTTTTTTAACCTCAACTCAGATTAAAATTAATGCGAGTGATGAATAAATGTCCCAGGTTCTTCACTCAGGCCTGCACAGTGTGCAGGCTTTCTTTTTTTCAGATTTCACCTTTTAATTTCATTGCAATCAGAGTTGCCAGAAATTCGGCTTTTTTTTCTGCGGGCAGATTCTTTCCGATATGCACCAGGCACATTTTTTTGACACCTTCATCAAGTGTTTTTACGTTGCCTGATGGACCATCGATATCAACCACAGTGAATGGGGTTTCTTTATTTTCTGTCTTAATCACGTAGCCAATACGCTTTCCTTCCAGGGTAACTTCGTGAACAATGTCATCAGTAGTAACAACAGTGGCTTCATAACTGGTAATCATGTTTTTCTCCTTAATTAAGGTTGAGCGAATCCCTGCCATTGCTGGCATAAATTCAGTTTCGGATAGTCAGTTAATTAAAGTTCGTGTGCCATCTGGTCTTTTTCGGCACAGATTTCACTACAATATTTTTTCATTTCCGTCGTTGGTATAACTCCACGCATGAAATGAAGTGGTCTTGTAATGATTTTGCTTTCTTCAATTTCTTTATTGCAAAGGTGATAAGCACATTTTATTTTCTTAGTCATCACCATGACTCCGCCTTTACAGGTAAACCATCACGACCGAGGAAGACTTTAATCATGCGGTCAGTAATGCATGTTTTTGTGGTCAGGTTACGAATATATAGTTTTCGCTTTTTAATATTGTTTGCCGAGGCAATATATGTCCGGCCTTCATGAAGAACATAATCGCCAGGAGTCACACACTGACGTGGTATTTCATCAGTTCCGAAGTGATGTGCAATCATAATTATCTCCATTTTTACAAATGAACTTTGTTGATGCGGTGCCTGGTGCCTCCAGGTGACTGCAACCAGTTAACAATTACAGTCGGCTTTCCCACCCAAACCAATAAGGACTAACATGACTTTTAACTGTGCCACGTGCGCTTAGCCGCATTCACCGCATCACAAAATTCACTTTAAAAAGGGCGGACATCAGCCGAACTTCAAGAAAAAAACTGATGCCGCCAGGACTACACACAGCAATGTCGTTATTTACAACCGGAGGCGCACTCCCACCATTTAAATTTAACAGACAAGACCGACTCTTTATGGATATCGGAAATGCGTCTTCGTGTTGTGCCCGGTTTTATTTCACCACCTCCGGGCTTCGGTGGTCTCGGCTATACCCCTACAGCGAGAGCTTGTGTTAACATTTCAATACCCTTACAGTTGAGAGTTATTGATATGTTGGATGTATTTACTCCATTGTTGAAACTTTTTGCTAACGAGCCACTCGAAAGACTTATGTATACGATTATCATTTTTGGTCTCACTCTCTGGCTGATACCGAAAGAGTTTACTGTCGCATTCAATGCTTATACTGAAATACCTTGGCTCTTTCAGATTATCGTTTTTGCCTTTTCTTTCGTGGTCGCCATTTCCTTCTCAAGATTGCGAGCACATATTCAAAAGCATTATTCATTACTACCAGAGCAACGAGTATTGCTTCGTTTATCTGAGAAAGAAATCGCTGTATTTAAAGATTTCCTTAAAACAGGAAATCTTATTATCACTTCTCCTTGCCGTAACCCGGTTATGAAAAAATTAGAACGGAAGGGCATCATTCAACATCAGAGTGATAGCGCAAACTGTTCTTATTATCTCGTCACCGAAAAATACTCCCATTTTATGAAGTTATTCTGGAACAGCAGGAGTAGACGTTTTAATCGTTAGCTTACTGTGTGCTTCTCCAACCATCGGCGCGCACCAGTTTCGGTTTTAAATGTTTTGCTTTTGGTATACGTCATGGCAGTGAACGTTCCATCCTGGTTGGGGAACACGCCGCACACCAGGGATTCGTTGTTGCCGAGGTCGATTTTTTGCATTTTGCGAATCTCACATCTTGTTGCTACGTATAGCGACTTCTGCCTGCCAGAGATCCCAGTCGTTGCTGCGTAAAGCCTGCACAGCCTGGTTGTAAGTGATACCGCAACAATCCATCAAATACTGAACTACTTCGTAATGCACCATCTTATCTATCCCCTTAACGCCGGGTGGCGGAACTAACTGCTGCACTGCAAAATTTGAATCCCGCCGTCATGTTCATACGCCTCGGGCTGGCTACTTAACCCCTGACCACTGCCTGGTAACTCGAAGTATTGCCCGGCGTTCTGTGGGGCGGGGTGAGTTGGTAGGTATATAATGTACTTTGTGTTCATCATTGTAAAGTACTTTAAGTACATTTTATGTATAAAAAAATGAGACGGGATAAAGTGAAGCACAAACCCGGAGGGGGACGCTACCGGATTTATGCTGGTTTAAGAGGCTTTTTGTTTTTTCTTTCGTGCTAACTCTTCGTAAATTGCATTGTACTTCTGTTTTTTCTCCTCAAGAGTTTTTAAAAGTTCATCTGTCTCACTGTCAGGGAGCTCGTCCAGAAGGTCAATGATGATTTTTTGTCTTGGATTTAACTCCTGATAGAAACGTATCTGTCCACTTTCTTCTGTATCCTCTCCCAAAAGATAGGTTGGTGTTGTTCCAATGAGTGTTGCTAATTCCCTTAATTTCTCTCGGCGAGGAATTGTTTCACCATTAAACCATTTGCTAACCGCTTTTGGTGTTAATTTCATTCGACGGGCAATTTCTGCCTGCCTTCCATGTTGTTCATAACCAGCGTTTTCACAGGCTAGCGCAAGCCTACTGGCGAACTCTTTACGCGCTTTATCTTCATGAACCATAAGTTCAATGATATTCGCTCTTGAATGTACTGTCAGTTCTGTTATAGCATGTACTCAAAGTTCACATTGTGAGGATGATATGAACCAGAAAACACTTGAAGATGTAATCAAAACTGTTCGCGTTTCTGTTGTGGCCGACGTTTGTGGTGTCAGCCAAAGAGCAATCTACAAATGGATGGATAACGGAAAATTGCCTCGCACAGAATATACCGGCGAAACAAATTACGCTGAAAAAATCGCTCATGCATCAAACGGATTATTTTCTGCCGATGCAATTTTAACTATTGGCAGAAATAAAACTACTACGAAAAAGCTGATGGGAGTTGATTCATGAAAATCAAGCATGAGCACATCGAATCAGTGTTGTTAGCCCTGGCAGCCGAAAAAGGGCAGGCGTGGGTCGCTAACGCAATTACTGAAGAATATCTGCACCAGGGGGGCGGCGAATTGCCCCTGGTACCAGGCAAGGACTGGAACAATCAGCAGAATATCTATCATCGTTGGTTGAAAGGTGAAACGAATGCGCAAAGGGAAAAAATTCAGAAACTGATCCCTGCGGTTCTGGCAATTCTTCCTCGCGAGCTGCGTCACCGACTCTGCATCTTCGATACCTTGGAACGCCGTGCATTACTGGCGGCACAGGATGCACTGAGTACGGCAATTGATGCGCATGATGATGCAGTCCAGGCCGTTTACCGTAAAGCACATTTCAGCGGCGGCGGTTCTCCTAGCGATTCTGTCGTAGTGCATTGATTGAAATTAATCGTACCGAACTGTTTTGTTCGGTATCAGTTAAATGTAACGCTGCGAGCGTTACAAGGTGAAAACAAATGGCTTCAAACTGGATAAAGCTCGAAGTTATTACGCCGGATAAGCCGGAAATATTCAGGCTTGCTGAGATTCTGAATATTGATCCAGATGCCGCATTAGGGAAAGTCATTCGCTTCTGGGCATGGGCGGATCAACAAATGATAGACGGTAATGCAGATTGTAACGCTCGCGGCGTTACAAAAAGTGCAATAGATCGCATCACTTTTATGGCTGGTTTTGCTGATGCGTTAATTCAGGTTGGATGGCTGATCGAAAATGACGGTGGGCTTTCTCTACCTAACTTTGAACGTCATAACGGGAAAAGCTCTAAAAAACGGGCGGTTACAAACGAGCGAGTAACAAAAATACGCGAACTGAAACGAAAAGGTAACGCTGCCAGCGTTACACAAACGGATCAAAAAGCGTTACCAGAGGAAGAGGAAGATATAAATACTGATCTCCCCCTAAATCCCCCTCGCCAAAAACGAGCGTCTAAAAAATTCGAGCCGGAGGCTATCGAGCTGCCTGACTGGTTGCCGGAAACACTCTGGCATGAGTGGGTTCAGTTCAGGCAGGCATTGCGAAAACCGATTCGAACGGAGCAGGGCGCTAACGGGGCGATACGGGAGCTGGAAAAATTCCGCCAGCAGGGTTTTTCACCTGAGCAGGTGATTCGACACAGCATCGCCAATGAATACCAGGGCTTGTTCGCGCCGAAAGGTGTTCGACCTGAGACGTTACTCCGACAGGTTAACACCGTTTCGTTACCGGATAGTGCGATCCCGCCAGGCTTCAGGGGGTAACAGACCATGAAAAATATTGCGACAGGAGGCGTTCTGGAGCGTATCCGCAGACTGACCCCACCACATGTAACCGCCCCATTCAGAACGGTTTCGGAGTGGCGCGAGTGGCAACTTGCTGAAGGCCAGAAACGTAGCGAGGAGATCAACCGCCTGAATCGCCAGTTGCGGGTGGAAAAAATTCTGAATCGCTCAGGCATCCAGCCGTTGCACCGTAAATGCTCGTTTGCGAATTACCAGGTGCAGAACGACGGCCAGCGATACGCGTTGAGTCAGGCGAAATCTATCGCTGATGAACTGATGACCGGGTGTACAAATTTTGCGTTCAGCGGAAAACCTGGTACCGGAAAAAACCATCTGGCGGCGGCTATCGGGAATCGCCTGCTGAAAGATGGTCAGACAGTGATTGTGGTTACCGTGGCTGATGTTATGAGTGCTCTACACGCCAGCTATGACGACGGGCAATCAGGCGAAAAATTTTTGCGGGAACTGTGCGAAGTGGATCTGCTGGTTCTTGATGAAATTGGCATTCAGCGCGAGACAAAAAACGAGCAGGTGGTGCTGCATCAGATTGTTGATCGCCGGACAGCGTCGATGCGCAGCGTGGGGATGCTGACAAACCTGAACTATGAGGCCATGAAACCATTGCTCGGCGAGAGGATTATGGATCGCATGACCATGAACGGCGGGCGTTGGGTGAATTTTAACTGGGAGAGCTGGCGTCCGAATGTCGTCCAGCCAGGAATTGCGAAGTAATTTTTACCGGGAGAAAAATTTAATGGAGACTGTTTTTGACGCACTGAAAGCAATGGGAAAAGCCACATCCATAGAACTTGCTGCGCGACTTGATATCAGTCGTGAAGAAGTGCTGAACGAACTATGGGAACTGAAAAAGGCTGGTTTTGTTGATAAAAGCGCGTACACCTGGCGTGTGGCTGATAACAACGTTCAGCAGGAACAGCCAGCGCCGGAAGAAACTACTACGGCAACAGTGACAAAAATTTCGGAGAGCGATTTAACCGCGACGATTGAACAACGCGGACCACAAACGGCTGATGAGCTGGCTACATTGTTTGGTACCACATCACGCAAAGTGGCTTCAACGCTGGCAATGGCAATCAGCAAAGGTCGTCTGATTCGCGTAAATCAGGGCGGTAAATTTCGTTACTGCATACCGGGCGATAATTTACCAGCAGAGCCGAAAGCAGCATCGGTAGCGGAAACTGATGGTAAGGCCTTTCCTCAGCCCGCAGGTGTTGCGTTACCAGTACAGGAAGCTGCAACACAGGAAGATATTAAAACAGAAACTGTGGCGGACATTGTGCAGTCGCTGCCATCGTTTACTGAAACGCGAGCGGATGACCTGGTTTTACCATCACTGCATATGGCAAACCGCGAACTGCGTCGGGCGAAAAATCATGTCCAGAAGTGGGAGCGTGTCTGCGCCGCGCTGCGTGAGTTGAACAAGCACAGGGATATTGTACGACAGATTACTGATTCTTCCCGCCATGTTGCATCGGAAAAGTGATTGCCGGAGGCGCTTATGGCAAAAGTATTTACACAAGAAGAGCGGGAAAAAATTAAAGGGCAGGTGGTTGAACTCGTGCGCCAGAGCGGTCGTGAGACGTTACGGCAACTGGAAGCCAAGACAGGTGCGACAAGATATCTGATGAGCGTTCTCGCCAGAGAGCTGGTTGCCAGTGGCGACGTATATAACTCCGGCTACGGGTTATTCCCGTCAGAACAGGCTCGTAAGGACTGGCAAAATGCCCGCAAAAAACTATCCAGGGCAAAGGTGAAGAAACCATCTGTGGTTGATCCTGACCTTATCTGGTCATTACCTGACGGAGAAATACGTCGCTACGACAGGAGTATGAACATAATCTGTCACGAGTGCCGGAAGAGTGAGGTTATGCAGCGTGTACTGGCTTTCTATCAGGGTAATTTTCAGGAGGCGGTACTGTGAGTGAAATTAGCTATCAGGCTTCAATTACCGCTGGCATTCGCATCAAAGGAGAGGAGCATGGAAATAAAACCAGAAGATGAGTTAAGCAATATCGTTTTATTTCCGGTAAAAGAGGATGACCCTCGTAATCAGGTTAATTTTCTTTATGAGCCATCGGAAAGACCATATTGCCATCACGCTTCTGTCCGGGTTGACGAAAAAGAGCGTCAGGTCCGCTGTAAAATCTGCGGTGCAGTTGTGGAGCCATTTGACTGGATGCTCTCTGTGGCGAAAAGAGAAACCAGACTGGCAGATGATGTAAGGCTATTGCGCCAGGAGGAACAGGAAAGACGGAAAAATATAGAAAAGTTAATTCAGATTGAGCGTAACGCGAAAGCGCGGATACGCAGGGTGACAAAATCCAGAACTGAATAATTAAATTTAGCACTGTTAAAAATTCGATCCTTAACCGGAGGGATTTCTGCACCCTCAGAACATCAGGAGGCCGCCCGAAAGGGCGGTAACAAATAATGCAAGAAATCAAAGAAAATATCAGGCAACAGCTTTACGGGTTTTATATTGCTTATGATTTGTGGCTGAAGAACGGGGCAAAACCCGGCGGAGTGTTTTCTCAAAATTATGGTTTATGCGCCAATCTTTTCGATTATCTCACATTAATTGGTACCCCCTGTGAGGCAGCGCTGGAGCAATTACACGCTGATTTCAGAAGTGCCGGGCTGAATGAGGCGTTGCCGTTTAACGAGGGTAAAGAGCATTACCATGAAGAAAGAGGGCACAACATGTGCCATATGAATCCGGCACGAGTGGCGTGGGTCAGGGCGCAGACAGGGCAGCCAGCGCCGGAAGGACTGGTTAAAGCGGTGCGCTTCTATGAACAGGTTAAGCGTGAAAATCCGCCAGTCGAAACCGGAGCATGGAAAGACGCTGTTGACTGGGTTCTCGAAGAGGCTTGTCAGGCTGTAAACATTCGCATCAAAGGAGAGTGAGAATGCAAATTTCACCGGTTACTCTTCGTGTTGCGAAGGCGTTTATATCCAGACATCACCGACACAATAAACCACCTGTTGGGCATAAATTCAGCATTGGTCTGATAAATGATGCCGGAGAATTGATAGGTGTGGCGACAGCTGGTCGACCTGTTGCACGACATTTGGACGATGGATTAACGCTTGAAGTAAATCGCACATGTACCACAGGAGAACGCAACGCTAACAGCGCGCTTTATGGTGCTGTCTGGCGAGCAGCAAAAGCTATGGGTTATCAACGTTGTATTACGTACACCCAGGCAGATGAATCAGGAGCATCTCTTCGCGCAGCTGGTTTTGTTCGTGTGAAAGAGCTTCCTCCAAGAAAAAGCTGGGCGGAATCAAGCGTCGCCTTGCGGAGTAAACGCGATCCGGTCGGAAACGGTGGTGTTCCTCGTGTGCTCTGGGAAATCAGGAGAATGAGTACCACTGGCATTCGCATCAAAGGAGAGTGATATGGCAACTTTGACAAAAAAGGAACAGGCATGGTTGAGCGAATTACAGAACGTTCTTGATCGCTGCCCGTCACCGAAAAAAATTGGTTTTTACACCATTGGCGATAAAAGCATTTACCTGTATGACCTACGCCGCATGGATGAAATCATGGAGGCTCTTGATAATCGTTCGTCAATGGATTGGTGTGTTGCTGTCCATGATATGAATGCCGGATTTGATGAAAAGATTTTATTCCCCTCATCAGTTGAAAGCACAGCAGGATAAGGATTAACACATGACCACTATTACCAAAGAACGTATTGAATTGTTCATTAAAAATCCGCTTGAAAACGGGCTTGCCCGTGGCGAACAAATGGAACTGGCGCAGATTGCACTGGCCTCACTGGCAGCAGAGCCGGTGGCGTGGAAGGCAACCTTCACGCAAATTGACCATGAATATAATACGTTCACCGCTATGTATTCTGACAAAGCAGAAGTCGAACGGTGGGTGCGACTGCATAAAGTAGGTGATTTTCGGGCAAAAATAACACCACTTTATGCATCATCGCCAGCGCTGGTAGTGCCTGATAAGTTGCCGCGTGAATACATAAGAGGTTGGCCTCTTGCGTATAGTGATTATGCTGAAGGATGGAACGATTGCCGCGAAGCCATGCTTCAGTCAGGAAACTTTCGGGAAAACAAGGATTCGTCAACCAATAATTTTCGGGAAATTTCGGAAACGTCAACCAACTCTCCGCTAATTCCTGGTGAAGTGTTGTCCGCAATCCGGGAGGTTGCCAGGATTCGTGCCGATTTCGATGATTTTGACGGTGACAGGCGAGGTGTTGGTGATTGTCTGGATGAGGCCGAGCAAGAGCTTATCGTTACCATTAACAAATATGCCAGTCAGTTGGCAGTAGAGCCGGTAGTACCTGATGACGTTCTGGAACAGACAGTAGCGTCGCCAGTGCCAGGTAACCAGGTTAGCGAATTAACAATGTGGGTTAAGCGTCTGGCTCACTCCTTAAAGTACGCCAATAGTTTAAGCAGCTTGCCTGATAAGGCGATGGAATATCTGAAGCAGAACGGGTTGGTAGGTGTGGAGGATATTTTACGATGACTTGGCCTGAAGCATTCGCAACGGTAGGAATGGTGATGGCGGTGGCGCTGGTGGTGTATTCGATTTGCCGTTGGGGTTAACAAACAAAAACCCCGGATTGATGGTCCGGGGTTTTTGAAGGAAACAAAACAGAAACAACAATTGCCGTTACCTGTTGTTACCATGGCAAGTAAACGTATCTCAGGCGAGCGCATTGCGCCGTTCTGACGCAGATAAATTAGCCTGGATAGAAGGTGCTGGCAATAAAAAATAGCGTTTTCTTATCGGTGTCGGTAAGATTGCTGCGGGTGCTTGAGGCTGTCTGCCTCAGGCATGCCACTGTAAGGCAGACAGAGAAAAGCCCCAGTTAACATTACGCGTCCGGCAAGACGCTTAACATTAATCTGAGGCTCAATCTATGAACGGCAAATCTAGGTTAGCCTCTTACGTGCCGAAAGGCAAGGAGAAGCAGGCTATGAAGCAGCAAAAGGCGATGTTAGTCGCCCTGATCGTCATCTGTTTAACCGTCATAGTGACGGCACTGGTAACGAGGAAAGACCTCTGCGAGGTACGAATCCGAACCGGCCAGACGGAGGTCGCTGTCTTCACAGCTTACGAACCTGAGGAGTAAGAGACCAGGCGAGGGAGAAATCCCTCGCCACCTCTGATGAGTCAGGCATCCTCAACGCACCCGCGCTTAACCCGTTTCGGCGGGTTTTTTGTTGCGCGCTGAATACGCAGGGTGAAAAATAACCATATATTTGATTATATACACAACACAAAATAAAAGTCATTGTACCTGCACATTAAATAATCAAATATACGGCGTGAAATAAATATTTTTCAGATTAATATTTTTGTCTCTATGTGGATATAACCTTTTGTACTTATAAACCTGGAGGCATCGTGGAAAAAATAAAGAAACTATTTAGTAGCAAATACGCAGTCATACGTCGTGATGACCTGTCAGTTATAGTCGAAATGGATTACTTCCCTGAAATCCCAAAATCAATGATGTATCGTAATGGTCGAAAGGCAATTTTTTTACCGATGAGGGTAAGTGACATTATGGGAAATGATAAACTGCTGGATGAATTGCGAGTCAGAGCATCCTGTTAGTATTGGCATTAATTCTGTTATACTACATAACGGGCTGAACACCCATTCTACTGCGCCAGCGGAGAACTACGATGGCGCATATACAACTGGTCAAACAAACCTCTTCCGGATTACTTCTCCCGGCGACGCCGGAGAGTTGCGATTTTTTGCATCAAATCAAAATAGGTGAGTGGATACACGCAGACTTTAAGCGTGTGCGTAACTACGCATTCCACAAGCGTTTTTTCAAACTCCTGCAACTGGGATTCGATTACTGGACTCCGGTCGGTGGGGCGATCACGCCTCGCGAACGAGAACTGCTGTCTGGTTTCGTTGATTACCTGTGCGAATCAGTTGGTCGGGAACACACGCCAGCCCTGAGTGATGCCGCAGAGCAATATCTGAATACAGTTGCGACACGCAGAACCCGGGATGCGGCATTGCTAAAGTCGTTTGAGGCTTTTCGCGAGTGGGTAACCATTCAGGCTGGATTTTACACCGAACATTTTTATCCGGACGGTAGCCATGGGCGTCGGGCGAAATCCATCGCTTTTGCGAATATGGACGAAACCGAGTTTCAGCAGGTTTATAAATCTGTTCTGAATGTGCTGTGGAACTGGATTCTGTTCCGTAAATTTTCCTCTCTGGAACAAGTCGAAAATGTGGCCGCGCAGCTGCTGGAGTTTGCGTAATGGTGGATTTACGTAAAGCGGCGCGGGGGCAGATGTGCACCGTCAGAATTCCTGGCTACTGCAATCACGATCCGGAAACGTCTGTGCTGGCGCATTACCGACTGGCGGGAACGTGCGGAACAGCGACAAAACCACACGATATGCAGGCGGCGATTGCCTGTAGCTCATGCCACGATCTAATCGACGGGCGGGTAAAAACCAGCGATTACACCAAAGAAGAATTACGCCTGATGCATGCAGAAGGTGTTTTTCGCACACAAGAAATCTGGAGAAAGGAGGGATATTTGTGATTTACCCAACGAATACAGGAAAAAGCGGAGAACACCTTCGTCTCGCCACGCTGGAAAGTGTCTGGATTCAGGGCAAACTGCGTATGTGGGGGCGCTGGTCGTATATTGGCGGTGGCAGGTCAGGAAATATGTTCAATCAGTTGTTGGCATCCAAAAAATTGACGAAAACAGCCATCAATGAAGCCCTGCGCAGAATGAAAAAAGCGGGAATAGAGAAAGCTGAGCTGGAAGCGTTTTTGAGAGAGATGATCAACGGCAAGCAAAAGAGCTGGCTGGCGCATTGTACTGATGCAGAGGCGTTATGTATTGATCGAGTCATAAGTGAGGTGCTGGCAGAGCATCCAGGATTGATTAGCGTCCTTCGGCAACGGTATGAGGGGCGGGGGATGACCAAACGCAAAATGGCTGAATTGCTAAATGATGCACACCCAGAGTGGTGTTTTAGCACATGCGAAAAGCGAATTGCTAATTGGTTGGCCGTTGCTGAGTATGCGCTATACATTCCCATGCGAGAATCATTCGCTCAAAAAACGGCTTGATTTTTTACGCATAAACTGCTTCAATTTTGCTACGCTTCGCAAAGCTGTATCGCGTGGCGAATCAAGCGCAATTAAACTTTAATAGAACCCGCATCGAGCGGGTTTTGTTGTTTTTGTGGTGTGATATAAGAAACGACATTTAATAATTGCCTTCAAAATAAATTTGTTTATATATTGTCGCGTATATTTTAAATGAAGGTGAAATGTTCACATAAAATAAAAATACATAAATAAATTTACATAACTTGACGCAAAGTGTTGTTGCGATTGGAATATTAAATCGTATTATCGAAAACGGTTCTGAGGTGGAACTCTTCTTTGATCGGTGATATCGCTCCCCTGAAGAACCAATGCCGACTTAGCTCAGCAGGTAGAGCAACTGACTTGTAATCAGTAGGTCACCAGTTCGATTCCGGTAGTCGGCACCATATGCGGGTATCGTATAATGGCTATTACCTCAGCCTTCCAAGCTGATGATGCGGGTTCGATTCCCGCTACCCGCTCCAGCATTTGAAACAAGCCTTATTGTATTGCGGCACTGGCGTATTTTTTATTACGTGGGAGCAGGTTGTTTTGGAAAAGCATTCTGTTCTCTGGCTATGATTTGAGGCCAGGTGTAGCCTCAGTGCTGATTTTTTTACGACAGCAGAATGGTGCATTATCGGTGGAGATTTTGTATTTCCTGGCAGGGTCGGTGATGCATCATTCTGGTGTTGTAAAAGCACCACAGAGGTGTTCCTCAGTGCGAGGGTGGTTTATATAGTGGTTTAGCGGGGAATCACAATATTTGTTGTAGGGACAGATATTTCGGGAGGCACCCGACACCTCGATTTTTATTACAATTAAAATGATTTATCTTATACATTGACCAACCGCCATATCTGGCGGTTTTTTTTTATACCTGCATCAGACAAAAAAAGACACGAGCATCCAGGAATACTCGTGGGACAACGTCCTTTAGATAGCAATTTGCGAGAGGGTGAAAAGTAGCGCGGTCGTCGGATTAAGACCGCGGGACAAAGTCCATGAAGAATAATAAGTATTGGCCCCCTTCTGGGGACATGTTCATACTACTAAGCTTCAGAAGTGGTTTAAATCATCAAATTAACCTTAATTTTCGATAAGTCTTATTTCATTTCTTTGCGCCACATCTGGCGCGCATCAAATAACGCCACGCAAAGGGCATCTGCGGATGCCGGTGCTTTTGACGGGGTGTTTTTTACGGGCCGCTGGTGGCCATTTTTTGTTTCCGTTACACAGCGCCCGCATCTGCGAGGTGGGGGTTATGAAATCCATGGATAAGTTAACAACGGGTGTCGCCTATGGCACCTCCGCAGGCAGTGCTGGCTACTGGTTTTTACAGCTGCTCGATAAAGTCACGCCCTCACAGTGGGCAGCAATAGGTGTGCTGGGTAGCTTGGTATTTGGCCTGCTGACGTACCTGACAAACCTTTATTTCAAGATTAAAGAAGATAAGCGCAAGGCTGCGAGAGGTGAATAATGCCTCCATCATTACGAAAAGCCGTTGCTGCTGCTATTGGTGGCGGAGCAATTGCTATAGCATCAGTGTTAATCACTGGC